CTGGCCGCGGCGGCAGGACCGGGCGTCCGATGCCACACGACGGACGCGTTCTACCGTCAGGGCGCGAGCTTCAACAAGGGGGCCGCCCTGGCGGAGGCCCTGGAGGAGTCGGTCCCGTACGAGGGATGGATCATCGCGTTCGATGCGGACATCGTCCCGCCGGCGCATCTCCGCAGCGACCTCACGGTACGCGACCAGTGCCCCCCGTTTGAGGACAGCCTGTACGGCGCGGTGCGTTACCAGTGCCCGCGCCTGCCAATCAGCGCCGCGGACCTGGACGACTGGCAGGACGACGCGGCCGTCGGACGGCTGCCGGTCCTGCCGGCCGCGCCGGGAGACCTGCCCGGCTGGTTCCACCTGTGGCACACGTCCGCGGTCCCTCGATGGCGCACCTACGACCGCTGCTGGCCGCACGCCGGCAACTACGACACGGCGTTCGCGCTGCGATGGCCGATCGAGAGGCGGATCATCCTCGGGCGCGTGCGGTGCCTGCACCTGGGCGAGCCGCGGCGGTGGTGGCACGGCCGCGGGCCCGACGCCGAGCGCAGGATGGCCGACATGCTCGCCGAGCGCCGCCGCCGTGGCGGCTGGCGCCACGAGCGGATTTCCGGGCCCTGACACGCTACGGGTAGAACCTGCCGCGGAAAACCCCACCGTCGGAAGGCCCGAGGGACGATAGGATGGGTGAGCGATCGCAGGTGCCGGCGCAGCCGGCGGGGGCGACCTGCCTGACCGGGGGGGCGCAGCCGCGCGGGCCGTGCACCGTGCGGCTGTCGTTTTGACGGGGGCACCATGTGGCCGAGGACCTGAGCGAGCGGATCGAGCAGGACGCCGCTAACCCCGAGTCCGCCTCGGCGGACGGCGTGTCCGTCAAGCGGCGGAGCCTCCGCGACCTGATCGACGCGGACAAGCACCTCTCCAACCGACGCGCGAGCAGCAGCCCGACCGCGGCCCTGCGTCGGGTCAAGGTCGTGCCTCCGGGGGCCGTCTGATGCGGCTCTGGCCCTTCCACCGCGGCAAGCACCAACGCCGGCCGGCTGCCGTCGTCGCGCGGCCGCGGCGGCTGCGGGCGAGGTATGACGCGGCCCAGACGACCGCCGACAACCGCCGCCACTGGGCCAACGCCGACGGCTGCTCGGCCGACGCCGCGGCCAGCCCGGCCGTCCGCCGGACCCTCCGCAACCGTGCCCGATACGAGGTCGCCAACAACTGCTATGCCCGCGGTATCGTCCTGACGCTCGCCAACGACGTGATCGGCACCGGGCCGCGGCTGCAGCTGCTCTCGGACAACGCCCGCGCCAACCAGCTCCTGGAGGGCGCCTGGACGACCTGGGCGCAGCAGGTGGACCTGCCGGGCAAGCTCCGCACGATGCGGATGGCGCGGGCCCAGGACGGCGAGGCGTTCGCCGTCCTGTTCACCAACCCCGGCCTGCCGGGTCCCGTCCAGCTCGACCTGCGGCTGGTCGAGGCCGACCAGGTCGCCACGCCGGGCATCGCGACGGGCGACGGCGTGGACGGGATCGTCTATGATGCGGCGGGCAACCCGCAGACCTACCACGTGCTGAAGGCGCATCCAGGCGCCGGGACCGCCGGCGCCGCCTCGGGGGACCACGACGACGTCGAGGCCCGGCACATGATCCACTGGTACCGCCAGGACCGGCCGGGCCAGCGCCGCGGCCTGCCGGACATCCTGCCGGCCCTGCCGTTGTTTGCCCAGCTCCGCCGCTACACGCTGGCCGTGATCGCCGCGGCCGAGACGGCGGCCGAGGTCTCCCTGTTCCTTAAGACTAGCCTGCCGCCCGACGGCGAGGCCGCCGACGTCGAGGCCCTGGCGGAGATGGACTGGGAGCGGAACACGGCGACGTTCGTGCCCGAGGGCTGGGAACCGTCGCAGGTGAAGGCCGAGCAGCCGGCGACCACCTACGACATGGGCAAGCGGGAGATCCTCAACGAGATCGCCCGCTGCCTGAACATGCCCTACAACATCGCGGCCTGCAACTCCTCCCAGTACAACTACGCCTCCGGCCGGCTGGACCACCAGACCTATTTCAAGAGCATCCGCGTCGACCAGGCCCAGTGCGAGACGGTCGTCCTGGACCGGATCTTCGCGGCGTGGCTGGAGGAGGCGGTGCTGGCCCTGGGCGTCCGCGGCGACGCGGCGGTCCCGCACGCCTGGTTCTGGGACGGCCACGAGCACGTCGACCCGCTCAAGGAGGCCAACGCGCAGAAAACGCGCCTGGCCAGCAACACGACCACGCTGGCGGCCGAGTACGCCCGCCAGGGCAAGGACTGGGAACAGGAGCTCCGCCAGCGGGCGAAGGAAATCGCCCTCATGCGCGAGCTGGGCCTGCCGATCGCGGACTCGAAGGACGACGGCGGCGCCGACGCCGACGCCGCGGACGAGTACGACCGCGAGGACGAGGTGAGACATGCGCTGTCGCGATGAGCAGACGAGGATGATCTGGGCCGCCGCACACCCGCGCAAGGAGCTGCGGATCCTCAGCGAGCCGGGCGCCGTGACGATCGAGGCCGCGGCCGACGGGGCCGCCGGCGAGGACGGCAAGCCGAAGCTGCCGCGCTTCGCGATGGTCGCCTACACGGGCGGGCCGATGCGGATCGCCGGCTGGAAGTTCCCGGTGATCGTCGAGCTGGCCGGGATGGCGATCCCCTCGCAGAGCCGGCCGGTCCGGTTCGGGCACGACGCAGCGGCCGGCGTCGGCCACACCGAGGCGATCCGCGTCGAGAACGGGCAGGTCCTCGCCGAGGGCGTGATCTCGCGGGACACGCCCGCTGCGCGGGAGATCATCGTCGCCGCTCGCAACGGCTTCCCGTGGCAGGCGTCCATCGGGGCGGCCGTCGAGCGGTTCGAGTTCGTCAAGGACGGCCAGTCCGTCCAGGTGAACGGGCGCACGTTCGAGGGCCCCGTCAACGTCGTCCGCAAGGCTACGCTGGGGGAGATCAGCTTCGTGGACCTTGGGGCGGACCAGCAGACCACCATCCGCGTGGCCGCGTCCGCACGGAACGGAGAGCAGACCATGACGTTCGAGCAGTGGCTGGAGGCGAAGGGGTTCGCCGCGGCGGACCTGGACGAGACGCAGCGGGCGTCGCTGCAGGCGATGTACGAAGCCGAGGTCGCAGCCGCAAACGGCCGCAAGGCCGACGACGGCGACGGCGACGGCGACGGCGACGATGACTCGCCGGCCGCGAAGATCCGGGCCGACGCGACGGCCGAGGCCAAGCGGATCGCCGCGGTGACCAAGGCGTGCGGCCGGCACCAGGACATCCTGGCGAAGGCCCTCGAGGAGGGCTGGGACGCCTCGCGGGCCGAGCTGGAGGTCCTGCGGGCCGAGCGACCGGCGCCGCCGGCCGCCCACGTCCCGAACGACTCGCTGGACGGGCGGGTGCTCGAGGCGGCCTGCATGATCTCCGGCGGCTTGGCGGCCGACGCGGCCGTGCAGGCGTACGGCGAGCAGACGGTCGAGGCCGCGGCCAAGCGGTTCCGCGGCGGGATCGGCCTGCAGGAGCTGATCCTCGAGGCCGCGTGGGCGAACGGCTGGCAGGGCCGCAGCTTCCGCGACGTCCGCGGCGCCTTGCGGGCCGCGTTCGCGGTCCAGGCCGCGGGCCTGTCGACCATCGACATCCCGGGGATCCTCTCCAACGTCGCCAACAAGTTCCTGCTGGAGGGCTTCTTCAGCGTCGAACGCGTCTGGCGCGAGGTCTGCGCTGTCCGCAACGTCTCGGACTTCAAGGCCGTCATGTCCTACCGCCTGATCGGCAAGGATCAGTACGAGATCGTCGCACCGGGAGGCGAGATCAAGCACGGCACGCTCGGAGAGAAAAAGTACACCAACAAGGCCGACACCTACGGCCTACTGCTGGCCGTCGACCGCCGGGACATCATCAACGACGACCTCGGGGCGATCACCACGGTGCCCCGCAAGCTGGGGCGCGGCAGCGGCCTGAAGATCAACGACGTGTTCTGGACCGCGTTCCTGAACAACAGTGCGTTCTTCACGACGGCGAACCGGAACTACATTTCCGGGGCGACGACCGTCCTGTCGATCGACGGCCTGACGGCCGGCGAGAAGGCGTTCATGGACCAGGTGGACACCGACGGCAAGCCCATCGGGATCATGCCGCAGATCCTGCTGGTGCCGACCGACCTGTCCGCGATGGCGGCCATGCTCACCAAGAGCTTGGAGATCCGGGACACGACCGCCAGCACCAAGTACCCGGTGGCCAACCCGCACCAGGGCAAGTTCCGGCCGGCCGTCAGCCGGTACCTGTCCAACAGCGCGTACACCGGGTACAGCGCGACGGCCTGGTACCTGCTGGCCGACCCGAACGACCTGCCCGTGATCGAGGTGGCGTTCCTGAACGGCCAGGAGTCGCCGACCATCGAGACGGCCGACGCGGACTTCGACCGCCTGGGCATCCA